GTGCAGTTATCTTTCCTACATATTTCGGTTGTCCGTTAGGGATTTCCTTTAAGCAGCAATTTTTAGATGTAGAACCTTTAGTAACATTTTCAGACACTAAATAATATCCCGTTAAATCAGGCATGAAACTGAGCCAAGAATGTTTAGAAGTGTAGCCTAATTCAAATTCTACATCTTTATTACCTGTAAGAACATCTACTCCATTTTGCTCAGTTAAATCGAACTTAGGTTTAACAATAAACTGAGCAGATAGTGCTTTTCCTTTAGTATTGTTATCTACATCATCATGATGAGTTAATCTGTTAGTCCAATTTTTTATACCAACATTTGTAGTGCTTGCATCGAAATGAGTGATGAATTCATCATTATTTTCTAGAAGATAGGTGTCTTTGCTTTTAGTTCCTATTCTTACATGCCCATCACCGCCATAGTGAGTATTAGCAGTTATCATTGTGTTTCTACTATGTTGGTCTGCATTATTGTTAGATTCATTTGTATTGGAAGAAAAATGCGTAAGGTAATTAGTATAATTTGCATCAGAATCTATTTCTAACTGAGAACTCATCAATTCAATATCCATCTTATCACCTGTAAGTAAATCATTTGGTTCTCTAAATAACCCAATGCAATTATCATAAATGTGAGAGAAATAATCATCTGTTGTAGAACTAATACCCAACCCGAATTTATCTTCTATTTCAATATTGTATTCGGTTCCCCCTTCATTACTAAATGTTCTTTCAATTAATGCATTAATAACCCTAGACATGTGTAGTGGTTGTGTTTCTCCTGTTGCCGACCCATGCCAAGTATTAGAATGATGAAATGGGGAAAATCGTTTATCAATTGGATTGTTGTTTGAAGTATCCTGTATTTCAGGAATTATCGGAATGAAGATATTTGGAGCATGGAAAGTAGGGTCAGTTTCATTTGAAATATTCCAACTATCTCCTACTAAATATGCATATCTTAGCATTCCGGCTCCAAGATTCAAATTAGGGCGAAGTATTTCTACATTGGAAAATTTAATGTCATAATCTCCTGATTGTCTTTTTGATTGAAAACCGGGACTGACATTATTTGGAGGGGATTGTAATTCCCAACTATAGTTACTTATATGACTATTCAACCTAAATGATTCAATTCCCCAGTATTTATCCACTAAGCCATTAAACCGCAATAGATAATCATATGGAGAATCTTCTCCGAATATTTGTGTAGAACCTGTTATCAAATCATTAGCATCCCAATTATTATCATTATTTCTCTTAGCAATAAAACCATTAATTTCATTTGCCCCCCTAGTGCCATCAATTTCAGATGTATTAGAACCATTAAATTGAACATCATGAAACATATTTCTTTTATCAGTTCCTGTTAAATTACTAGTAGTAACACTATTATCTGATGCTACAGTAATTGACCCAGTATCTACAGCAGGTTTCTGCATTACTACATATTCAAAGTTCTTAACTCTAGGAATTTCATCTGCGGGTTTCAATGCATCAAAATCAATAGGATTGAAATGCCAATCAAATGTTGCTTCGACTAATCTAACTACTCCCCATCTTCTTACATTATTAGTAGTAATAGACGCAGATTTTATTGATGCATTCTCAAACATATTTTCTGTCTTTTCTGTTTGCTGTGTAGCACCATCATACAATTCATGAGTCGTGCTTCCAGTAATTGAAGAATCTTTTTCAAGTGCAATACCAAAATTCTCAAAATTCAAACTGTGATAAAGCATATTATTCCATCGTAATTTAGAACTTGGTAGTATATCACCAGTAGCAAAAAATTCGTATGGAATTGTTCTAGGGTCTATTTGCTCAAAGGCAGAATACATAATATCTGATTCTACAATTCTTTCTTCATTATGAGCAGCAACAGAATTATGAATCGGATATGATTTAATTAGAGGTTTAGCCCCATAGAAAGTAGAAAGATAATTCCATCCTTCTAAGGTATTGCTACCTACAAGTGGTTTATTTGTCACAGTAGAAGTAGGAGTATGGAGACTTCCATCTGCATATACACCATAACCTACTGCATATCCCTGAAGTTTCTGTGGTGTTCTACCTTCGTAGTATATGCTGTCATATGTTCTAGTTAAATTACCGGGGCTAAATTGTTGCAAATCCCAATATCGTATTGCATCATCTGACCCGTACAAATCTTCGTGTATGTTTTGCAACCTATGCAAATATCCACCAGTATTGATATTACTATTCACCATATATACATTACAATTCCCTCTGCTATCAGAAGTATTCGTGTCTATTCTCCCCAGTATTACTGGGAAGGTAGGAGCAACCGTCAATATTGTATTACCTTCATCGAATGTTTCAATATCTACAACATCGAAACTTTCAGAATTCAGCATAGTCACATCTATTTTGGTATTAGTGACTCCATTTTCGTTTCCTATATTGAATGTAAATATTGAGTCATCTGTTGATATTGCTCCGGGGCTAGATATGTCATATCCCAATCCTCTACTAGTGATATACGAACCCACATTGGAAGAATATGCTAATGATGTGTGTGTGAAATCCGAAGCAGCATTACCTGCACCATCATATGTCAATTCTAATGATTTGTCAAAGATTAGTCCTTTTTCACTCAATGAAGTGTAATCACTAACAGTATTTGTATGAGTAGTGTTTTTCTGTATTGCCTTTAATCCTGTTATCTTATTTGGGTCATCAGAATTAAATGGTCTGTAATATCTAATAGAAGCATGACTACCTACTGTATTAGTTGGTGCATTATTGTATAGATAGATATAATCAACGCCTAATGCTACATTGTAAGATACACTCTTTACCATACCAATAAATTTGTTTTCTGGTGTTAGTAATATGGTATGCGGTTCAATTAGTTCTGAAGGAAATGCGCTGTTATCAAGTGCTGATACTATGTTAGTTGAAACTGAAATGTTCCCTGTATCAGCAGTATAAGATTGACTACTATCTATTGCTAATTTAGTAAAAGAACTCAAACATATATCCTTTGAATAATTTAGATTCTTTTCAATCACTTGAGTTAATGTTCTAGAAATATCATCTCTAGCAGAAGCAGTATAGGTAGACATTCCATTAACAAATTCAGGAGATGAACTTTCTATTTCACCTGAAAATACTTCTTCATGTAAAACATAATCTCCTGTGTAGTAATACATTAATCTTCCAGTAGATTGATAGAACACCCTAGTATCATTTTTCAATTTTAGATATTTGTTATCTCTATCGGAATAATCAATTTCATTAACATGTGAATTGTATCTACCTACAGTAAATCTACCATTGTATAATTTAGTATTCTCTTTATCAATAGAATTACCATTCATGGTAATCATATATTCTCCTGTTGCTGTACCCGCAGTATTCACCAATGGTTTGTTAATATCCACTTTAGTATCAGAAGTGAAATCGAAATTCAAAACGGGTGTTACAACACTACCAACTTTACCCGAAGTATATGGAGCAACATACAATGTTTTGTTGCTAATTGTTTCTCCCTGTGCTGTTACAGTCCAAGTGTTTGCTGTCTTTGCCCTTTTTGCTTTAATGGTGAAATTTTGTGTTAATGGAGCAGCATTGGTTTTTGCATTAACAGCATTGATAACATAGTAATAATCATCAATCAATACGATACTATTTTCACTTAAGAAAGAACGCAAATCAATATCCTTATCTTCCAATTCTGTAATGTCAAAAGAATGTGTTCCTCCATCTACTTTCTTAGATACTAGCCCTTTTATTTCCTTCATTTGAAAAGATGAATTGTAAATAGAATTTCTAACTCTTACCTTTTCGCCATTTCTTATTTTCAAATGTTGCATTCCATTATTATCAAATGCAGAAAATGTTAGCATTTTTGTCATTCTATTTCTAGGACTATTCAATATTGCATCTTGAATACTAGGAACCTTGTCATTCTTCATTTGCGATTTTTCAAAAGTTAGGTATTTACTAGGGCCAGTTAAGTCTCCATCTAGATTAGAAGAAACCGCTACTAAATCACCAGTATGTCTGTGCATATTTGGAAATGCTTTATGCCAACGAATACTGTCAAAATTATTATCTGAATCATCTGTGTTTTTGTTTACATCTACCAATGTAGCATCTAGTCTAAATCGTCCTAAGTTCTCTATTTTTGAATTAAACTTAGATTCAGTTCTGAATACCACATTTTGTGCAGTCTTACCGATTTTATGAGTAACAGTTCCGTTACTTATTGCACTAATGCCTACTCTAGCATAATCCAAATAGAATCTATAACTTGTTTGTTGATATTTAGATTCTACATTACCTAGCAAATTATTTGAGTTATCATATATTGATTGGCCCTCTGTTAATTTATCCCAGTCATCTTTACTTGAAAGTGCGAAGTATTTGGAATCACTACCCACATCAAATGCACTATGAGCAGTACAATCTGTGACAGTAATGTTTGTGCTGTAATTCCACCATCTCATAGAAGTGAGAGTATATTTAGTAGCATAGTCCAAATGGTCTTTTTCATCTAATCTGTCATTGTAGAAGTAGAATGTGGGACGACTAACCACACTAACTTCGTCATATTTTGGGGTGTTTGCATCCGTATCTCCCCTCAATCCATAACTAACTGCTACAACATCAGTATCGGTTTTTGCTGGCCCTTTGAAAATTTCTAATTTTGTATTAG